AAGCAACAACTCTACCAACACCTGCGCTTGCCCCTCGTGCTTCTCCCTCAGAGATTGCTTCGATAGCCTGAGCTCCTGCCTGTGCAATGCCTTCTCTTTCTAAATCATACGCTTCCATGGGTATACTTACACCTGACATATATTGTTCTTCCAGTATACGACCCGCTTCTTCAAAAGCTTTGTCTGCTTCTAATTGAGCTGCTACTTGATTTTCTCTTTGTTTTTTTGCATCTGCAAAACTCATTACTGAACCAGCTAAACCTACTGCTAAGCCTAATGGGCCTGATACTGCTGCTAATGTGCTACCCAGTCCTTGTAAAAAATTACCGGAGGATGCGGGTGTAGTTGGAGTCGATGATCTTTTAATTAATTGATTTTGCAAAGCCTGACCTACTTGTGCACCGGAAGGAGCTGTTATTGATGCTCCGCCTGGAACTTGATCTCCCATTGCTGCTGTTCCTAATCCCATATTATAATACTTTAATTAATTCTGTGGTTATACTTCCTTTTTTAAAACCTTTATTAATAAATTTATTTATTAAACTTTTATTATCATTCGTAGCAAAAACATACTTCATTTTTAATTTATCTGTTGTTAATATTAAACGTTCTAACAATAAATCTAAAGCTTCTGCTCTTGATTTTTTATAGTTTTTATTTGATATAATCCACTCAACCCATGCTACACTTGAATTTGTAATATACAAAAAACCAGCGCAAACCGGTGTATCATTATCCAAAACTATAAATCCGCCTTCACCATTTTCTGGTAAAAAATCTTTAGCTGGAGGTTTCCAACCCCAATCTTTCCACCAACCTACCAATACATCGTCATAATCAGATGGATTTAATTTACGTATATTAAATTCCATTCTATGCAAAGATACTAATTTTACGGATAGCTTTTCATTATATCGGACTCTACAGCAAAGAGTTCAGTAGGAAGCGTGGTCTCATTTACTAGTGTAAATATACAATAGTGTCCAAGTAAACCATGTGATTCTGCTTCCGAACTTTTTATATAAAGCATATAAGGGTCAGTAATAAGTATTGGTTGTGATCCTGTGGTTGTTGATGTATAAGTTATTCTATTTACCGAGTTAGGTAAGTCAACTTCTATGTTTGTTATCTGTCCAGCTAATTGAATAGTAGTATAAGATGGAACTGAAAAATACAAGTAATCTCCAATACTAACTATGCTTCCTATTGAAACCAATGGATTAACTGAAAAGTTAACTGTACCTGTTGAACCTACTAAACTATTGCTTGACGCTTTACCAATACCGTTTGCAGACCTCATTGCATATTGCTGAGATAAAGCCGGCACTGTACCGCTTTGTCTTACAAATGCAAAATAAGAACCTTCTTTTTTAACAAACCAATCGCTTTCTATAAGTCCTTCATTTTGTAAATCAGTTTGGAAATTTATCTGCCAAGCATTGTCGGATTCTAAATTAAATGTTTTAAATATTTTGTTTTGTAATGGAGCTTCATTAAACACACTTGTTATTTGTGAATTATATTGAATACCATAATAGTTATTTCTAGTTTCATTAGCATTGTGCTGATAGACATTACCACCTTTAAATGTATAAAAATAATTATTCATACCTAGCATAAAGTCAGGGATATAAGAATAAAATGATGGCCAACCTTTTGCAGTTTGACTATAACTTAAAGTATACTCAGTATCTACAGGTGATGGTATAGGCGGAACTATACTTGATGGAGCTGGTATCGGACTAGGTGCAACTGGTGTTGGTGCGGCAGGAGTCGGACTAGGCGCAGCAGGACTTGGTGTAGCCGGGGCTGGCACAGGTGTTGGAGCTGCCGGAGCTGGAGTGGGAGCTGGACTCGGACTCGGAGAAGGGTTAACATAACCACAACTACTTGTACAAGTTACTCCTGTATTATTATAAGTACCTGAGATAGAGGTAACAGCTATTTTAGCAGGAACATCTAAACAAACTTGTTGAGTATCTTCCTCTGGTATGGTAACGGTTTGTTTTGTACCATCACAACAACCAACAGTAAATGTACATTCACCACCAACTGCTCCAATAGGACAGATTATATCATACGTTACACACGCCATAGGCTAAAATTATTATACAAAAATACGAATTTAATCGCTATGGTTTAAAATCTTAGTCCCTGTAAAAACCAGACACCTGCATGGTAAACTTATCTTTCTGACCAGCGTTACAAGATAAATGTAAAACTGAACTATCCCATAACAAACCATCTCCAGCTTTCCAATCCACAGATGTTGTCCATTTCTTGTTGTTATGAATATCTTGATATTGAATCATGTGTCCAATTTTCCAATCTTCTAAATATAAATTTAATCTTACTTTAGTTCTTTTGTCATCTGGATAAAGTTGTTTAAATTTAAAAAAAGTGTCTCTGTGTAGTGTTACCACATTTCCAGGAGGTTGTAGTATTGTTGAAACAGTTTTTATATCCATGTTTAATTGGTCACCAAAATCTTTAAATATTGGATCGTTTATATCATACCATAGTTGTTGTATTACAGTATTGTTTTCATCATACGAATACCCATCACCATATTCGTTGTACAAATCCTTTTGTTCTTCTCTTTGATATGAAATACAAGAACCTTTATGAAAGTCATAGTCCTGATTGCCAGGAAGAAAATAAGAATAATCGAAGTCTAATTTTATTTTTTCTAACATTTTATTTAATTTTTACAAAGTTAATTATTTTAAAGAGATGTTTCCAAACATATCAATAAATCCTACATTATTTCTAAATAAATTCATTTGATCATCCATGCCTTCTTTAGGTGGCCAAGCCAATACTTTGTTATGAGTAAGAAGACCTGCGCTTTGCGAAAATGCAGAATAAGCTGGTATGAGGAGCTTAGCGTTTAACATAAGCATAAAGCTTTCATAGGTTGATAATTTATTTTCAATAATTATAGGGGGATAAGCATCGACTATAAGTTTCCAATCTATAGAAACCAAAGGCCATTCACCATTTTCATTTTTGTCCAGCCAGGGTTGATGCCACATATTATATTGTTTCATATCATATTTACTTGGCATATAACTAGTATCGTAATCAGGGGCATCAGTTAACAAAATAACCCTAGGGTTTGTAATATCTAGTTGAGAGCATATAGAATCAATTTGATTTAATATGTTTACATAAACGGTTTCATGAGTAAATCTAGGATTGTGCTGCACCGCATTACCTCTTCTCATGTGTATAACTACATTGTTAGAGTTGTCTTGTATGTTTTTATTAAACAAAGGAGCTTCTAATAAAAAATCATGATGATCTGCAAACCCTGGAGCTGGAGCACCTTGGCCTATTTGATCTGAAAGCTCCCACTCAAAGCTATCAAAGTCAATGTTTTTCCAAGGATTATAAAGTATGTGATTAAACTTATATAGTATATCGTAGTAAATACGTTCATCATCTGCGTGGTCGCTGGGATGAATCAGAAACCAATTGAAAGGCCTGTCTTTAAAAAGCATTTTATATTTGTAAGCGTAACACATAGCATAAATCTTTTTCCAAAGCATTGCGCCTATACCGTCTGTGGTGTGAAACTCTTGAATTATTTTTATCATAATATAATCAAATCATCAAGCCCTGTATTATGAACCATCCACTTAGCATCTTTAAAGGTATTAAGTATAGGTTTCCCTTGAATATTAAATGAAGTGTTTAACAGAACAGGGTCTACTCCTTTGTTGGCCATAACACTTAAAACTTCATACAAGTAAGGATTTGAGTCCTGAGTTATAGTCTGTAAACGTGCAGTGTTATCGCTATGAATTATTGAAGCAATACTGCTACTTGGGTTTTTAACTACGGAATTATGTGTCATCCACCTAGTGTCTGAATGTGTTTCAAACCACAGGTGTTTATCTTCTTCTCTACACATGGGGGAGAAAGGTCTAAATGGTTCTCTAAATTTTATAGTTTTATTTAATTTATCTTTCATTCCACTTTTAGGCAAACAAAGAATAGATCGATTACCTAATGCTCTTGCTCCATGTTCGCTTCTTCCCTGCACTAAACCTAAAATATTTTCATTTATTATTTTGTTAGCAAAATGATGTGGAGCTATATCGTTAAATTTTTTGTTCTCAAAAGGTAAACCTAAATACATACTGTTTAGAGGTTTACTTGGTTTTATTATTTCCAACAAACATCCTAAAGCTAATCCTCTGTCGTCTGGATTTGGAGAAACAAATGCGTTATGCCTGGAGTTATTTATTATATTCATCGCTCCTCCCCCACAAAATATTAAAGGTAAATTATTTTTATATCCATCAATTATATTGTTAAATACAGATTCAAAAACAAATTGTGATGTTGCTGCTATATCTTCAGCACTACCTTTTATATTTAAAGCTTGATATCTTTCATGAGCTGTGTTTACATTATCTATGCTTTGTCCTAGATAATAAGAATAAAATTTTGATACTAAAGAATAATCAATTTTACCTGCACCTGCAAGCCCCATAATTTTACCAGCATACACTAAGTTACCCCACCACCAATTCTCTTCTGTTTTTATTGGATCTAAATAATGAGCTACGGCAGCATAAGGCACGCATAAATCTATACCAACATTTGTTAAAAGTTTAGGTGCTTGACCTTTAATGGCGTGGAATATTTTAAAAAAACCCTCTTCACTTCCTCCATCAAAACTAATAACAACAGCTTCCTTGTATGGTGACTGATATAAACCGTTAGCGCAATGAGCGGTGTGGTGTGGTATATATCTGTATTCATCAGCTGGTATTAATTTGTGTAAATTATTATCACTTGTAAATGCAACAACATTATATTTTTCTACACCATACTTATTTTTAAAATAATTTAAAATATCAGACAAGACTTCCTCTGGGTTGGGTATTGGAAAATGAAAAGCAAACGCTGCATTTTTAACACCAACCCATCTTTCAAGCTCAACGACTTCTTTAATTTCATCATTGACGCTTATAGCTAATGCCGAGTTATGACTTCCAAATAAACCTAACTTAAAATCCATTGGTCATTTGTTTTGTCATAATATTCTTTTGGCTCAGTTTTACCATAAGGTCTTCTGTATAAAGTAACTCCGCCATCTGGAGATTCATATATATATACAATATCTTCTTCTTTAATATTCATTTACAAAACAATTTTCCCAACTAAAAGTTTCCTTTCCGTTGAACCTGTAATTTAATAATTTTTTACTACAGTTTTTTTTGTTATTGTAATGTCTAATAATATTAATATAATCTGTAAATGTTGAGTATCTACTACCATGAAATAATTCTGCATTAGCGCACATTAAAGTGTCGTATGCAATAGAAGATACCATATCTGTATTTATGAAATCACTTAAATAATAACACTCATACCCATTTAAACACTCAAAAAGTTTTCTGTTGTTTTCATCAGTTGCTATGTACAAAGGTTTGTCAGGTTTCAAATATGTGTCTACCATGTCACGTAAATTAGTAAATAATTTAACAGTACTGTCTGGTCTGGTTTGATTAAAGTCACCGCTTCTTACATGAATAGCATTGTATGGTTTTGGTATAAATCTTTTATTAAAATGAGATTTAAGTTTTATACCATGTTTTATTTTATGTTTTATTTTTTCTCTTAGTTTTAAATTTATTCCTCCTATTAAATGATACCAATGTCCAAATAGGTTTCTGGGAAAATGTATAAACTTATCTTCATATTTAAAATTAAATACGTTTATAGGTTTAAAATATGTATCACCATTTACTCCCCAATTAGGATGCTCTGTTTCCGGTAAACATTTTATATCATCACATATTCCGTCAAAATATTGAATGTCACTTTCATATTTTTTATATTCAGGCACGTCTTTATAATCAATACAATCGAAATATTTATAAAATAATTCTTTGTCAAACAAATTCCAAAAATCAAAAAAGCTATCTTTTTGATCGTGTTCACTGAGAAATAAACAATATATTTTGGGTGGTATAATTAAAGTTCTATTTGTTAAAACAGAAAGTGCAGCTGCCATTTCATAAGTCATGCGGATATTATTAAGCCCACCCCACCATGCGTCAAATGACAAATACTTATCCGGCATACGTCCAGTCTTTCAGTTTATAATGAACATAAAAATTTCTAAAGTATGTTCCACCAAAAGTTTCTTCTCTACCATGCTCACACTTAGCTGATTCATATAAAATAATATCTCCTGGCTGCGCATAAACTTTATACCAATCACCATCGTGCCCTTGTATATCTAGTGGCCAATCATCAGCTTCTGGTTTGTTTTTACATCCACAAGCTAAATCTTTATCAACTATAATTATAGAGCTAATATGGTGCGTGGCAATCCTGTCTACATGATTAGCAAGAGTAGCTCCACGTAGATAAGATCTAATACCATATATATAAGATGGTTCTAAGTTCTGTCCACTCCACTGCTCGTGTAGATTTTGTAGTTCAGAATGAAGGTATGACCTAATAGATGGTATTGCATCAAAAGATAAAAGCTCACTTCCACCGCCTTTTATTATGTTTTCCTTTCCCTCAAACTGCTCATCCTTTGCGCTATCTTTCAATAAGTAATAAGCGTCGTTGATAATGTTCCATACATTGTCTGGACACTTTTGTATTTCAAAACCATTTTCAGTAAACGTAGGAAAATCTTCTTTGCTTGTAAAGGTATTAACGGTTTGTGTTACTGGCTCAGATTTTTTAACTTTTTCTGAAGCCTTAATAACATAAGATTTTTTTTCTACTTGTTCTGGTTTAACAACTTTAGCTTCATTATACATAGACTCATCTCCTGCCCCATCCCATTTTTTTTCTCTCCACCAAGAGGTAACTATATATTTTTTTCCGCTTTCTACTTCTACACCTTCGTGCATATATTGTTCTTGATACTGTCCGTCAACAAGATTATGCCACCACAATCCTTTACCTGTTTTAGGCTCTACTGTTTTATCAAGGTTAGGAAATCTAGTTCCACCTCCATTAAAACCTTCATTTAAATATATCATAAATGTATGAGTTCTATTACCAGAAGCTTTACAGTGCATATCATAAGCAGGGCCACTAAAATAATCATGATGTGGTTTAAAGTATTGTCCAGGTTCATATAATTGACCCTGTA